AAAAGGTGTAGATAGTAATTATACTATACTACACCCAATAGGTCAACCTAAATGAGTATTAGGCGATTGTTACTGTGCCCCAGCTTGCGCTTAGGTTTGTTGTTTCTGGATAAACTATGTCAACGCGGTGATTAACGGTAACGTTAATACTGTCATTAACCGAAGTATTAATAGTTGGGGGTGTACCTCCCGGGCCTGCGGCAGGAGGAGTTGGTAACGCGGCACGTGCAGCAGAATACATGTACAATGTAAATGTAACAACGTTACCTTTATCGCCATTGGATCCACTTGCACCACTCGACTGTGCGCCAAGATATACATAGTCACCAGTATAACCAGCAGTAGCACTGGTAATTTGACTTAACACTTGATTACTAGTTGTTAACCCATAGTAGCCAATGCTAGTAGCAGCAGTATTAACTGTGCCGCTAGTGCCTGTGCGTCCACCATTTGAAGCGGCACGGAAAGCACTTACACCGCCAAGATTGGTAGCAAGTAATGTAACCATATCGCCTGAACGTGTTGTGGCATCATTATTTGTTACACTACTGATAACAAAATTTAATTGGCCGCCGGCATTAAAGAAGTAACGTGCTTGGTCTGCACTAGCAAATGTTGCTGTGCGTGTAACTGTAAATGCGATTGCACTTTGAGTTGTTGCATTAGTTTCACCGGTAGCATTGTTTGTGCCTGTAGTTGTTGTACCTTGACTAGCAAAAGTCAATGCGTTTGTATATGCAGTATTAACGTTGGTCTGGAAAGTGCTTAGATACGCAGCCAACGAACCCGATGTCGGGGCTCCAATACCGGTTCCGCTACCACTTTGGTGTGTACGAATACTGTTTAGGTTATTAATTGCTGTGGCCCACTGAGTGGCTGTTACTAGGCCGGCACTACTGACCTGACCAATGGCTGTTTGACCATATCCGTATTGACCATTACCCACTGCCCAGACTGTGTTAATTCTATTTGCTGTACTACTAGGGCTTGTACCTACTATATTATTATAGTCGTTTGCGTCAATCAACCCGCCTGATGAGTATGTCATTTTTCTTTATTCCTATGAATTTATTTTAACAATCGCTTCAATCACTGATTCGTTTGTATCTGTTTTATCTACCAATGAACGTCCAATAACATTCCATGGTGTTAATTCGTTTTGCTTACCTGCTCTTGCTAGACCATTTCCGGCACTAACTAGACGATCACCTTTAGTGATTAATCCAACTACTCGGACCGGGACACGTCCACTCATTGCAATTGGTGGATGTGTTGCGTCGTTGCCTGCGCTAGAATTCATTAAGTAAGCTGCATTAGTACTTATGACCCCAAACACTTTATCGCTTAATTCTGCTACCACTTTAGTGATTTCTGCCGAACCGCCCATTTCTACAACGGTTCCCGGGGCATACTCTGCATCTGCATGGAAGCGTTCGGCTAAGTCGGCGTATAGTGCGTGGATGGCAGTACCGTAAATGTTATTAAACCAAGCACTTGTACTACCAAGATTAACACTTAAATTGGCTGCTGGTGTAACACTTGTAGCAACCTGTAGTGTAGTAAAAGCGCCAGTACTTGGTGTTGCATTACCAACAGGAGTACTGTTGATACTAGTAAATGAAGCGGCACCACCTATAGTAGCAATCCCAACGCCATTTAATGTGGCAGAGCCGGTTAATGTTGTAGTTCCGTTAACTGCCAATCCGGTTAAAGTACCATGGCTGGTAATATTAGGTTGGCTAGCAGTTAATATTGTACCGGTGTATCCAGATGTAGCGTTGATACCCTGTGTTTGTATACTAGAAAATGTACCGTAAGTTCCTGTTACGTTACCAGTTAAGTTACCGGTAAACGAGCCTACACTACCTGGGCTGGTAATTGTACTTGCTACAATGGTACCAACTGTTAGCGTGCCGCCAGAGTTAATATTATTAACGTTAATACTACCTGTACCATCTCTTTCTACTATTGTACCAGCAATATTATTAACAGATTGATTACTTAATTTCCAAGTTGGACTTGCTGTTGAGCTAAAATTAATACCGGCGTTTATTTGTGAAAAACCGCTTAGGCTAGTGTTAAATGTATCTTTGGAAAAAATGGCATAAATTACACCACTAATTTTAAACTGTATCACTACGTGCGGACTAGCACTTGTGTCGTTAATCAGTGCCGGGGTAGCACCAGTGTCACCGGTTGCCGGAGTTGCAACTGGACCAACGGTAACCCATTGGCTACCAGAATATACTTTAAGTTGTGTGTTAGTAGTATCGAACCACAAATCTCCACCAATCGCGCTTAAATCGCCGGGAGGACTCGAATATGGACTACTAGTAGCACCAGTTGAGATTTTCCAACTTGTACCAGAATATACTTTTAATATGTTATTAGCTGTGTCCCACCATAACTGTCCACGTAGCGGATTAGCCGGACCGGTAGTAGCGGCAAAATTTTCTAATAAGTAAACAAAATTTTCGTTCAAAAACTGTCCGTAACCGGCATAATCTCGTCCAATTAATGTTAAACTTGAGTGTGTTGTATCAACGGTACCATCAGATAATCCGCCTGGGATTAGGGTAGTTCCATTAGTTAAATTAATTGTATACGACATTCTTTATCCTTTGATTACTTTGTTATATTTATGAGTTTAGTATGCATTTTAACCCTTAGAACATTTTTTGTATGTAACATAATGCATAATATGGCGGTAATGTGCTAAATGAAACTCCAGAGCCAGTTCCACTAGTAGTTCCGGTTAAGCTATGAGTATGCCCACTAACTGATGCCACAGTAGTTGAAGCAGAAATACTAGCAACTCCCGATGCTATGCTTACCCCAGTTGTTGCACTAGTTGTTGGTATATCCACCGATCCATTTATGTTTTCCCCATATGTAGGATCTGATAGCATGTATGGGGTAGCATTATTACTTTTACTAGTTCTATGAAAAGTTGTTGAGTGGGAATGAGCAGATTCTGAAACACTATGAGTATGTCCCCTATCTGTTGCAGTTGTTGTGGCAGTATGAGAGTGGTCGCCTCCCAGAGTTGTGCTACTTGAACTAAGATCGTGGGTATGAGTTGGTAGGTTATTAACTGATAATGCTACGCCAGCAGCTCCGCCACTTGTGCCAGTGCGGTAAGATCCAGTAGCATCGCCAGTGGATCCAACAATAAATTGTCCACGTAAATCGGGCGTACCATTTGTTCCGTTACAAAGTTGCCAGCCTGTGGGAATTGTTGCGGCTGTACTATTCCACATCATAATCATTCCACGTGGTAAAACACTTTGCACAAATGCTGTAGTTGCATATTTGGTACTACTATCGCTATAGACCTGTGTAGTTGATCCAGCAGTTAGAGTATTAATTTGAGTTTGTTGTGCAACGGCATTGGCGGTCCAGGCCGCAGTAACACCGTCTAACCCTGCATTAATTGTGGCAATGTTAGATAGAAGATCATTATAAACATGTTGAATGTTTGCAGTTAAATCGTCGACATACATTTTTGTATTTGCCACGATTGCGTTGGCGGTGGAATTTAATTGCGCTACTGCAATTTCAATATTAGAGTGTATTGCGGCCGATTCTTCGTTAATATAATTTGTTAAAGCTACGTTTGCTGCCTGAATGGTTGCTATAGTATTTGCTTCTACCTGAGTTATATTACTATTCAAACTAATTATAGTAGGATCTACCGGTAGATATGCTGCTGTATTAGCGTTTGTATAAAACTGATTACTACCCGGAAATAAATTATTGTTTAATGTTAATCCACGGAATATACGCGGAAAACCATCAATGGCCGGCGATGGTGTAAAAGGTGAATCGCCACTTAATGTGGCTAATATTTGATTACCAAATCGTAGTTCTAAAATATTATGTGTAACTCCAACTAATGTGTCATCGCTAACACTAGTCGGTATGGCTCCACTAACACCTTGCGCTTTGGTATAAATGGGTCCTATTAAAGTCCAGTTAGTACCATCATAGAAAAAATATTGATTGCGTGTTGTGTCATACCACGTATTGCCTGGGTTGGCACTAACAGGCTGACTAGTACTAACAATAATACCCGAAACTGGTAAGTATCCCTGATCTCCAGTAAAGACATTTAAAATCTTGCTACTTTTATTAAACCAAAGTTGCCCTTGTACGCTTTCGCCACTAGGGCTAGTATTAGACGCAAAGTTTTCTAATAGTTGTAAGAGATTTTGATCTAATGATTGTCCATATCCAATTGAGTTTGGTCCAGGAAGTGTTAAACTTGTGGTGTTATCAAATTGTCCATCCGGAATAGTGATTACCAGTGATCCGTCGCTTGTTGTTATTGTATATGACATAGTTGTATTTATCGCTTAAATTTATAGGTTTTGCATCTGTCTATTAATTAATAAAGTTCGGCCCAATTTAAAATACCGGAACCGTTAAAAACCAATCTATATGTATTACCTGGTGGAACAATAGTACAACCGCCCGATTCGGCGCCAGCGCCGTTAAACTGCCACTGGAACTGTGATACTAATATTCCGCCAACATATATTTGCAAATCCGGGGAACCGTTTGCAGGAGTACCTGTAGCCGATACCATGATTGGGTATGAGAAGTTATTTGTGTATATTGTACCGCTACTTCTACTACCAGTTACATCATGCCATGTTTCGCCACCAAATCCTAACCCTACAGAAGGGCCGCGGGGGCCAGTTGCTCCAGATAACCCGGTTGCACCAATTGGCCCAGGAACAGTACTTGCCGGTCCGGTTGCTCCTATTAACCCTTGTGGGCCACGCTCACCGGTATTGCCTGTATTGCCTTGTGGACCAGCTGGTCCTTGAAGTCCATTTTGTCCTTGAAGTCCATTTTGTCCAGGGATTCCTTGAGGCCCGGGTTGCCCTGTTGCTCCTTGCAAACCATTTTCCCCAGTTGCTCCGGTTGCTCCTTGAAGTCCGGTTGCGCCAGCTACTCTACTCGCAGCACCAGTGGGCCCTTGGGGGCCAGTTGCTCCTTGAAGTCCGGTTGCTCCCTGGGGGCCCGCTACTGTACTATCTACGCCGCCAGGGCCCTGTGGCCCTGTTGCGCCTTGTGGACCTGTGGCACCACTTATACTAGCATTACCCCAACTTGTTCCGTCCCAAACATTTAATATTGGTGTTACTAGATTAGTATTGTTATACCATAAATCGCCAGTAACTGGATTAGTGGGTGCAATCGTAGAAACAGTTGCTCCGCCAACTACATTCCAATTGGTGCCATCATATACACGTAATCTTTTATTGGCGGTATCATACCATACCGTACCGGTTAGTGTGCTTAATGCTGCTAAACTAATTGTAGGAGGATTTGCAGCAGCAAAATTTTCTAATAAACGAACAAAATTTTCGTTTTGTACTTCGCCGTAGTTAGGATAATTACGACCAATTAATGATATACCAGTGCCGGTATCAATGGTACCATCTAATAGAGTACCATTTACAATGGTTGATGTTGATAAAACACTACCATTGGTTTTGTTAATAATATAACTCATAGTATTATCCGTTTGCTTTGCTTAAATTAGTCAAAGTTTGAATTCGCACAGTATAGTCGATTTGAATTAATCTGTTTAAACTTTTTTGTACAGGCATAAACACCACGTGCGTTAATAGTAAACCCGTTGATGTTAATCCACTTGTGCCATCAATACTGCGACCACGTAGACCTAGTTCATCAAACACATAGGTACCATTTAAATTTTGGCTGTTATCAAAATTTGATTGGCCGTTGGGCTCGCCGTAGTCTAGTAGACAACTAACTAAAATATCGGTATACACAGTACCAGGAATATGAGCCACTGTCATTTTATTGTTAAGTGGATTAATATTTGCGGCTGCTGTATTATCAACAATTTTACTATATGTGGGATTATACAAATTAGCGTTTTGTCCCACAGTATTAGTAGGCAAGTATGTAATGATACCAGTGGGATCTACACTGGTTCCACCGTTGCCGAAGGTCATTTCGTAGATATAGTTTTCACCTTTGTTGGCTAAGGACCAGGCCAATGCTTGACTAAAGTTTTCATAGTGAATAGCGTTGGGTTTATCAATATAAACATCGCCGGACTCTGGATCAAAAATCTTAATATGCCCACGAACATAGATTCCGGTGCTTTCGTCTGGTTGTTTTAGTATATTTTCCACTGCTGTTTCCTCTAATTTTTTTGTATTTTCATTCATATCAGTATTTATCATAGGTGTTTACCTGGTTTAGTAGTATCGGCTAGCTTTTAAAAATTCAGCTTGTACTGTAGTGCTGTTTACTAACGGCAATCCATTAGTAGGTGTGCTAATTCCCGATGTGTACCAAACATTACTTTGAGTTACACGCGAGCCTGCTGTTACAGTTATCTGTGCATCGGCATCAACCATACCTAAAATATAATAGTTTGTTAGATATATTCCGGTATCTACGCCATTTATATGTACGGTGCCAACGGTGTTATCAAATCCGTCTCCGCCACCGTTGTACTCAATGGTAGCATCGTAAGGTGGTATGCCCCCGGGACCAAATTCATATTCTGGGTCTGTACTAAATGCATCATATGTCCCGGTTGTTCCTGTAACTGTGCCAGAATCATACTGAATTGGTGCGCCAGCAATAGCACCAGCAGTTAATATAACTGGAATTAATTTCTGGTTAGTTACTGTTTCTAGTAATGTCATTGTGGATATATTAGTTGTATTACCAGCAAATGCTAAAGTAACATTGCTGGATATACTACTAAATGTTGTACCGTATACATTACCAGTAACTGTGTAACTATTACCACTGTAATATACTAATTGACCTAATGCAATATTTTTATTTGCTTGCCACAAATCAACTGTCTGTGTTTGTGTAATTACGTCGCCGATGTTGCCACTTATATTTCCGTTTAACACAACACCTAAACTTGGTTGATCTGCTACCGTATAAACAGTGGTATGAGATAATACTACATTACTGTTGGCAGATCCGGGTATTAATTGCTGAATACTAGAGTCGACTACTTGACTATCCATGGCGTGTACTAATTGCGGGCTTGTACCATCTACTGCCCGACGAATCTGAGTAATAGTATTAGCTAATACTTCAGTAACATTGGAGGTGATGTTAGCAAAATACGATGCATATACATTACCGGTAGTTAGATACAAGTTTCCACTATGTGTTATCAAACTATTTGTAGCTATTACTGCATTAGCTGACCAACTAACTTTATTTTCTAAAGCATAGTTTCTCCAGTAAATAATTTTTTCACCGTTAATAAAAACTACACCCGGTTGATTTTGTGCCGGGTTGGGTTCGGGCAATATACTAGCATTAGCAACTAATATTGAAGTATCTGTCAGATTTAAATTTGATGTTAATGTAGTAATATTTGCCCGGGCAATTCTATAACTACTAGACAATTGATTCATATCATTGAGCAATCTAAATGCTAAATGGTCAGTATCTTGAACAGTTAGATTTAAACTATCGTACATACGCCCAGGTACAAACTCTTCTGGTGCATAACTTTCAAATCGATCTACGTACTCGCCACCGTCAATGATGATATTGCTAGGATTAATACCCAGGCTGTCAGTATAACGACTTTGAATTAGACTGTCATATACATTGCCAGTAAATGTATTACCATCAACGACAACTCCAGGATAGTTCAGTCCCGGTTGTGTTAAGGTTAGATCAACATTGCCCTGGTGGGCTACAATACGATCGTTGGCATTGTCAAAATCTCCAGCATAAACTTGAGTAATGTCGGTTACTGGGAATGTTACTTCGGCGTCTACTGTATAATTTGAATCTAATCGATAAAATTTATTATCTAATACAACTATGGTATTAGTTGGAATTACATCGCCAATATTTGAAGAAGTAACTGTATCCCAAAATACAAATGTGTTACTAGAAGTATAGCTAACGCGGTCAAACTTTAATGTAGTTTGTATACTTCTAACAAGATTGTGTCCAGTATTATTTCCATCAAACACGTTACGCAATACTGCACGAGCTCTAGCACCAGTACCAATGCCGTTAATTATAATAGTAGGAGTACTTGTATATCTGCTACCAGATTTAGTAATAATAATATTGCCAATTCCGCCACTACCGTTGAGTGTGGCATATCCCTCTGCGCCGGTTCCGCCGCCTCCTGAGATAACAACCTGAGGAACAATAGAGTATCCGGTGCCAGAATTTTCTATCATAACATCAACTACTTGATATTTGTAATTGTTATTCCATTGATTGTATACTCCGCTTGTTAGAGTAGCATCATCATAAGGTTGTTCACTATTTGGACTACGATAATATCCAACGTTGGCATCGTAGTACGGAGGTAAATCAAAGTCGCTAACATCACCGCTGTACGAATCAATACCTTGATAGTCAACCACAAACTCGCGAATGGTAGTTCTATACGGCTTTACTTCTTTGATATAATCAAGATAGTAATCTTGATTATCGGGAATATAGCTTGGATATTGTGTTAATGCACGAATATATTGTGTTGCGCTTAAAAAACTGGTCTTAAACGCCCACTCAATATTTTTTTGTTCTGATAACGCATACTTAACCATTGTAAAAAATAATTGGTTATACTTATCAGCTAAGTCATTGACAAAAATTTCGTTTTGTACAGCTAATAAAATTTGTCTTAATTCTAAGGACGGGATAGTACCTGTACTAATTTGAATTGTGCCGTTTTGTATACCGATTAAATTTTGAGTCAGTGTATTGTCGACATAATATACTTCAAATTGACTGTTTCCGTTATTTAATACCTTAATATAAGTATTAGGCGTTAATGTTAATTTGCCAAGTTCTAAACGATTGGCCACAGTAACGTTGGGTGCTACAGTATAATCATATCCAGTTTCATACCAATCAATTTTAGACCAATATAAATTTGTTTTATAACTTTGTAATTGGCTTAGTTCCCAGATTGTTCCAGACCATGTGTAAATAGCCCATTTACCTAGATTGGTTTCGTCATTGCTAACAAGTGTGCCATATCCCGGACTTAGTGTTGCAGTATTTACATAAGTTAATTCTGCAAAACTAGCAACAGTAAGACTATATAGACCTGAATCTGTATGCGGGGTTGGCTCTTCACTGTTTAACGTAGTCGATAATTTAAGCTCAACTATTGGATAACTTAATAAATTTGTATTAACCATAGTCAAGTAATTACGCAAGGCCAATGCACGATTGATAAACATGCTTTGGCGAGGACGAATATTGATGCCATATGCTTGTGCTGGAGTTAATGCAGGATCTGGGACAGTATTGCCCACAGAATCTTGACCAGCTAAACTATCAATTAATTTTTTCTCAATTGAGATAGGGATTTCACTCTTGGGATTGCCCTCTTGCACCAATGCATATTCATTATGAATTAACATAGGATTTGAATTTATACATTCAATGTGTAAGACACTATTTTGACCAGTTAACAAATTGTTAACATTATATAATGCCAATGTATCATTGCGTAATACTGTGGCATAGCTAATACCCTGAGCTTGTGGATTTTCAATTGCTGTTGTGATACTGTATACGCTATTTAATTTGCCAGCAACTGTATTAATTGTAGTTTTGTTTATAACCCAAAAATAATATTTTATATTCACAGCGCCGGTTGGGCCAACACTACCATATGTGCTGTAGGCAGAATTGTTGATATAGACCGGAGTTCCATTGCCACCTGCAGCCACATACTGACTTGGTAATACTGAACTTTCAACCCATTCGTAGACTAAAATTTGGCTTCCAGGAAATACTCTACCCCATTGGTTTAATCTATAGATAAGTGTATCTTGTTCATAGTCAATGTATCGTACCGTATCAAGATTCCACCATATCTTACCAACTTGTTGTGGTCCCCAATGGTAGTCTGCGATTGTGCTACTAGTGCCAGCATTGTATAATGCAGGATCTTTAGTTAATCGGTAATCAATATCAACACTAACAGAATTTAATACCTTACCTTTTGCCGGGTCAATGTAATCCAATGCGGTTGAAATAACATTATTGGTTTTATCAAAAATAAATGTTCTGCCAATGCTGTTAATATCAACTTTAGCCGACTGCTGTCTTGTTCTATCCCAAGTTGCACCATTGTATGTGTATACTGCCCAACCAGTTGAGCCTGTGTTAGTATCGTTATTGACCCATACGCGGTCACCAACTAACCAAGTAATTCCAGAAATTGGATTTCCTGTTCCACTATAGGTATCAACTATCATAGAAGTAAGATTATATACAGATCCTAATCCTGTTAATGTACTTCCAGAACCAATAATTGCCTTGGTACTTTGTAAAATAACTGTTACACCAGTGGTATTAGGAATTGCCACCACTTGATATAAGCCATTGTAATTACTATTAAAGTTTTGTAATACAAATGTATCACCAATGTTAAAACTATGTGTTGTATTAAAGGTTAACTGTGCATACGAATCTAAAGTATATGTTAATTTAGTTGCTGTTAACCCAGTACTTACAACACGATAAACATTCCAGGTGCCATCGAAATCTTTTGCTACCCAAATTTTACTACCTGTGATTAATGTAGGTAATGTAGTAATAGTAGAAATATCAAAAATTTGATAATCAACATCGCCAAGATTTACATAACCACATGTGGGCAAATCTGCTGAGTACTCATCTGTTGAATTTCTATTATTGTATATTGTTGTTGTAGTACTAGAGATATTACTGGAATTATATACATTAGATGTTACTGTATTCCCTGTAACAGCCAAATTAACAATAATATTACCGGTGTTGTAGTTGTTAGTTGTTGTAAAAGCAACCGGGTTGGTCATAAACACACTTTGATCGAGTACAAATTCGGTATATTGATTACTACTAATACCACCATATTGACCGACACGGAATGCCCATTCTTCATAAATTCCAAGTTCGCTACTAACAGTATCAAATGTAGATTTAGTTAATGCTGTGATAGAATTGTGTGTACCTTTTTGGTGTATGTATCCTTGATAGAATTTAGTCTGTGTAGGAATACTAATACCTAGATTACTTAAGAACGGACGTTCACGGAATCCGATTAAGCCAGCACTAAATATTTGAAAATTTTCATCTTGCGGGGGATTATCAACATCATAAATGTGTTGGAATATTTGCGCATTATGACCAAAACTTGGTAATAAACCTGTTTGTATATCAGATAAACTTATTTGCGTCCAGTCCGACAGATTAAATGTTTGGCTAGCTGTAGTGTTATTGGGCGCAGTATAGTAACTACCATTGTAGGTAACGATATCGCCTTGACGATAATCAACTCCGGATTGCCAACTACTAATAGTTGGATTACTGTAAACATATCCAGCCGGACTTAATGCACCTGTCCAGGCGCCAGTTTTTGCACCATTGATTTTTAATCTAAACTGACGAGTTCCTTGTTCGGGAATATATAGTATGTCGCCAAAATTATCAACGTTATCAAAAATTAATGAATTTTCGTAACTAATTAAATCTAACCGAGCAAATGCAATCCCAGTAACACCATCAACAGTCGAAATAGAAAATTTATTTCCCAATGGCCCATTTGCTGTCGTTGGATAGTCGGTTCTAATAATTTCAAACTTATTACTCTTGATAGGAGTAAAGTTTGTTGATAGCAAACGACTTCCGTTAGGAAGGTTAGTAATTTCGTCAACTATTGTACCAGTTGTTTGTATCAGCAATCGGTCAAATATAGGATTTAGTACTATAATAGTACCCAATGCCCAATTTTGTTGTACCCAGAATAAAAACTCCCGTACACTCAATGACCAGTCTCGAGTTTGTTCTAAATCAGCATCAAATATACTAAAACTAAAGCCCTGGCTAACTAGATAACGTTGATAACTAATTAAGAAATCTGCTACCTGTTGGGAAGAAGTAAATGTAGTACCATACGGTATAGTCATCGGTGTTGTACTACCAGTTTTATATACTTTTACAGTTAGATCGTTAACCAAAATAGTACTACTTTGATTATTTGCTACGCTAGGCAAAATAGTAAAGAACGGATACAACGTATCATAACCAGCAACACTATATCCTGTTTCTGTTTTAGTTATAATTACACCACTATAGGTAATTGACTTAACTGGTACAGGTTTGCCAAGATATACTGTATAATTTCCGTCAGGGATAATAATACTAGCGTTGGTACTGCCGGGACTAGTCTGTTCTGCTGTTACAGTAATTAAATTTTGGTCTGTAAAGCCGCCAACACGATAGGATAATTGTACGTCAAAATTTGTAAAATAATTTTCAATTTTACTAACAGGATCCATACCAAGATTTTTAATTGAGTCGGAGATCCAGTTTAAGTACCCAGCGGTGCGTAGTATGGTATCAGGGTTGCTAACAGTATCTCCATTGACCTTTAATAGGCTTGGGGAAATTGTTTGATTATTAGAATTAGTAAATTGACCAGTGATTGGATTTTGATAAAATCTACTTAGATCAATTTGTGTACTAAAGTATTCTGCTGGACGTGCCAGTGCTAGTGCTTGTTGTACCGCATATAGATAATCGCTACTACGGCGCCAGGCGGATTCCACTGGGCCTTGATGGCCAACCTGGAAGGCATCGCCAGCATCAACAGTATTCATTTGACGTATCAATTGAGCTTCAACAGGATTTAATAGATTGCCGGCAGAGTCCACAGGAATAAAATTAACCAACCCGGGGCGAGCAAAATGTACATTGGTATAAGCAACAGAATTACCACCGTTCCAAATATATCCAGCTTCTAGATCTTCCCATAATGTTGTATTGCCATTGGTATAAGGTGCTGCGCCATACCGATCTGTCCACCAAGTTGGTTTACTAACAAAGCCTAACATTTCCCAAGGAGCAAGGTGCGGCTGATCGGTATCAAACCAATACTTATAAACGGCACGCCAACTTCCTTGTAGGAAGCTACCATCAACAGAGTCTGTAAATTTACTGTAATTCCATGTCCACGGATTATTGGCATTATACCAAGAATTAGTAGTGTAATCAATGTTATTACTGCCAACCCACTGTAGGAAATTTTGTGTTAATAGTTGTGTCCATTCAGATAGACTGTATCCTGTTGTTCTAAAACGACCCGGTACAGTATCATATGGATTTAAAATGTTTGTTGTTGTATAATTTATTTTAATGTTGTTATAGATACGGCGTTCAAGTTCTAACAAATAGTCGTCGCGGAAGTCGTTGAATGCCGGAGTAATACTTCCGTCGTGACCACGAATGACCATAATTGGGGTTTGGTATGTTGTATCCAGGTACTTTGCCGGAGGATAGGCCTGATCCAATCCTAACTTAGACGGAGTTTCAGGAATATAATTTCCGTCAGTGTTGTTATAGTCGTCAATTACAATAGTATCACCTATTACTAGGGGAACATTAATTATAATTTCTGGTGTTAACTGATTGAACGAAAAATCAATACCGTTAGCAACTAATTGTGTACCATTTAGATATACTAAAACTGCGCGGTTGCTTAATTTTGTGGTATTAAAAATACTAGTAATCTCATAATGAGTTTGTCTAGAGTTAAGAACACTATATGTAATAGATGTGTAGTTGTTGCCTTGCGGGACCATATCGCTATAATACCAAGGAAAGCTATTATTTTTAACTGCATTAATATTTTGTAGTATCGTATCAACACCAGATTTTGAATTATTATAATCCAATGTAGTCAAAGTAGTACATAAATTTAAAAATTTATTTTTAAAACGTTGATATTCTTTACGTGCCAGTGTTATTCCGTTAACAAAATTGACCACAGGATCAGTTAAAAATGTCATTCCGTATATCAACGGACTACTTTGTTGTAATAAGGTACCACCCTGCGCTTTTAAATATCTATCTTGATTGGGAATAGCAGTTGTTGGACTAACTGCGGTATTTTCTATTAGTTTATTGTAATGAGTTCTAAGTTGTCCCAATGTAATTGCTGTCGGAACACTTCCAACATTAGTTTTAACTGTTGGGAATTTTTGATTTAGTGAGTTATAATCAAGATTCTTTGGAATTTCATAATAGCCAATATTGCTTTTTGTTGAACTAAGTATTGCCACATCAATCTTGTCTCCAATTGCAGGCAAATTAGTTAATGTAATAACATAGTAAACACCATAATTTATAAGTTGATAATCTGTATTAGGATTTAATAAAGTATTGTTTAAATAGACTTTAAGGTGGGGCATCGACGTTACTGCATCAGGTAATATGTCAACTTGTACAAAAGCATATGATCCGCTAGAAACAACTTTATCCACCGGATAGATAGCTGTAACATCTGTCGCAATGTCAAGAACATATCCTTCAAAGAATTTAGTTATAATTTGATATTGTGCATTGGGTTCAATACTTTCAACCCATGTATTCAATTTGGTTGTACTCGTTAAACTATTATTTTTAACGATATATCCTGAACTAGTATTAACCGTAGTTGAGCTATTGTAACTAAATGAATCTGAGTCATAATAACTTGTAAAAACAATGTCGCCAATGTTGTTAAAATTTTGGTATGCTAAAGGAAATCCAAGTATTGAATCGTCGGTCCCTGTGACTACAGGATACCCAAATATTTTATTTCCAATAAATGTTGTGCCAGGATAAACGGTGGTGTCGCTAAAACTATACCCGTCGGCGTCAACTAAATCAAATAGTGGTGCTTGTTGTACTGATAATTTTGCCTGGCTATCGTGCCAGTTAGTTCCATCAAACCAAAAAGTTTTACCACTGTTTGTAGTACCTTGTGTAACTATTACGCACTCACCGTCAACAATTGGATCGTCTGTAGTTTCAAGTAGTCGTAAAAATACTTGACTGTTGATCGTTTGAAAATCTACTTGCCATACTTTATTTTTAATTAATTGATCATAGTCGTTGGCAAAAATTACTCGCATGCCTTGTGTAAGAGTTGCGCCATCTAATGACTTTGGTACTGGGTATGTTTGCGGACCCTCAATTTTAATAAATGCATCAGTTACTGCAAACGTAATTAAATTAACACTATTTTTAGCCTGTTGGCCAAAGTTATATAATTGTAAATTGGGTTCAAACTCAATGATAGCACGACGACCAGAAATATTAGGACCATAGTCAATTTCAGTTTGATTATAGGTGGCAGTAGCGTCTAATACGTCTCGATGAAACCAACGATTACTACGAGACCACGGATTACAATCAAGGCTACTACGATTAACAGTAATGTAATCAGGGGTAGTTGCAATGTTTTCCCCAAATGACTCTGGAATGACTAGTTGTGCTACCGGAACCAACACAATTCCTGTTCCAACTCCTTCGACATAATATTCATTGTTGGCATAAGTTGCTGGTGTTACTAGAGAATCAAATTGAATTTTTAGTCCGTTAGTAAAATTAATTCCGTTAGGACTTATATAACCAACTTTCCTAATGATATCTGTATCAATATTAATTGGTGAACTTAGATTATCAACTAATTTTATTTCGCCAACAAAACTAGGATTAACTGAGTCTTGATAATACAAATAATCCTCAGTAGCAGTTATTGTTGGAACCTGTTGATAATTGTAATTAGTATCTAACCAAAATTCCTGTGACGCATAAGTTTTACCCGACGTAACAAATAATTTTTGTTGCGGCGAAACTGTGAGAGACTCTGTAATTTGAATTATGTAATCGCCTATGTTAGTTGGAACTAAATTTATCTTCCAAACACTTGGTCTATTAGTCCCGGGTACTACACCAGAAAAAGGTGTAGAGGGACTATCAAATGCTTCTGTTATTGTATCAAAACTGGAATGATCTAATAACCCCGCAGCTTCCCAATTAGTTGGATCTGTGGTATTATTAATGAAAATAAATGTTTTGCCTTGAAGTTGGTTAGTAATGCCATCTAAGCCTTCAGGAAAACGACCAAGGAATTCACTGAGTAATACGTTTTGTATATCGCTATAATTAAATGTCACTGCGGCATTTACACTTGCTACAGTTGGCATTCCTATATAAAAGTCTTGTGCTGTTTTTAATGGGACGTTAAATGTTATAGCACCGGTGCTGGCACCATTGTTAGTAACTCCAAAAATCTCACGTGTACTGATACTAGGTACATTAGGATCTACTCCGTTAATTCCCGGTTTGCTTTGAATCCAAAAATTATGCCCAGGCTGATTAATATTGAAGGTATATGTACCCCCACGAACCAATGTCAATTGTTGGTTAGGGTGACTAGTTATACCGCTAAATGTATATCCATTAACTGTATTATTTCTATTAACTGTATAATTACCTGCTAATGGTGTATTAGCCGATGTAACTACTACCGGCACCGGGCCATTGGGCAACCAGTAGTAGTTGTGATAATTTACAAATTTATCATAATCAAAGTGACCGTTATAGTTATAACTTGTATTAGAAAATAAACGATTATGATTATCGTTAACACCACCATTATTTTTAACACTTTGTAGTAGGTCAAGATAGTTACTATTTAAAACAATATCGCCATTGGCATCTTTAACAACTACACTAGGTTCAAGTTGATAATGTGCTCTATCTGTAGTAGGTTCAGGTACATAATTATCACCCAATTTATAAGTCGGGGCAAATGTTCGACCAATATATCCATTAACTGGAACATTTACTGCGTCGGCAGTTAATTGGTCTACTGTAGCGCCAAGGAATCGTCGGTTAGTTGATGATCTAAATGTCTCAGGTAAAAAATTAAGTGTATTAATTATAGCCATATTATTATGATATTAAAGTAGTTCCAAGATTAAGTTGTGCGGCTGTTACTGCACTAATGATATCCACATTGTCGACAGTAGCGGCGCTGGTAATGATTTCCCACGGCTCAGCATTGATTTGAAAATAGTTACCAAATACTAAATTATCGTTGGCCGGTACAATTAAGACGCTAGCAATATTAGGTACTAAAGTAGTGTGTAAGTATGCGGCTAACTCACTGAAGTAAAACGATTCACCAAAATCCCAATTATTAATATCAAAATATGTGTTAATTGCATTGATAACCTGTGTCTTAACTTCGTTAGCAGTAATACTAACCGCAGGGTTAATAACTACCTGGAAACGAGCACGTAAGTTAGCATCAGCTTTGGCACCAAATAATGGCTTGAATTTAGCGGGATTATAAATTAAACTATCGCTAGTGGCTTTATAATCGTCGAGTTTACTA